TGTATTTACTGAACCAATTAACGTATATACTATGTTTGATAAATTTATACCATGTAATTTATTCTCTTCATACAATAATAGCTATAACATTTTACAAAATGTTCCAGGAAAAGATCAATTTCAAAGTATAACAGAAGGATTTGTAGAAGGAATTGATTCCGGTGAAATGGATTGCACCCCAATTGATGTTACAACAAATCAACCACTTACAGATCTTCCAACAATAGTAGGATTGAGTGGTGGTACTGCTGAACAACAAAAGACAATCAGTATATTGTTTTCAATGGTATTATTTGTTATTATATTTTTTATTGCATTTTTTGGTGCACCACCTGCATATGAATACATTTTTAAAGACAAGAAAAACATAGAAGATGTAACATTAACGTATACGATAATGTTTTGGTTTTTTTATTTAGCACTAGCAGTATCACTCACGTGTGGAATAGTAGTTGGCGATACATCATCAGGCATAGCAGGTATAGTCTTTTTGGCATTATTCTTAATATCTATTACTACTATATATTTAAAAGTATTAAACGGTGACCCAAATTATGAATTAAATTTTAATTTCAAAAAATTAGGTGAATCATTATATTTTTTATGGCCGTATTATTATGAAGTATTTAATGATATTTATAATATAAGTACAAAAAAGGTAAAATACGCATATGGCTTTATTACAACAATTATATCACTATTAGTAACTGCAATACTTTTTGGAGCGATAGCATGGAAAAGTAAAAACACAAAAAATAATTTAGGTAAAACAAAAAATAGAAAATATGCTGCTTATTTAAATTATGCATATTCGATGCTTGGTATATTTGGATTCGGTTATGCAATATTTTTATTTGGTCCTTTTATAGGTTTTATTTTAAAAAGAGAATAATAAAATATCAAATCTAATTGCTTTGATATTTTATTTTACACGATTAATAAATTATACTGTAAACAATTTAGAATAAAGATGCGCCGCCGACTTTGTCAGCAACTGGCTTGAAACTACTTTCAGTAAACATAGTTGGTGGACTTTGTCCAAGTGGTGCGCGCATGTCAACAACTTCTTCTTCTAATGATTTTTGTTCAGGTGGGTTCATGGCTTTCATTTCTGCTTGTCGCTTAGGTTCTGATGGAGTGTATTGCATAATAGCAACGCGACCAGTTACAGCCGAACTGCGGCGTAACATTTCATATGCAACAAAAACAAACAAAATACCTAAAACAGGATTTGTATATAAGAACAAATAAACAGTAATACAAAAGATGATGGCCATTCCTAATGCAGAATCAAGATATTGTGCAATTTCAAAAGGGGCTTCAATTGGAAATACAATGTATATGATAAACACAAAAAGCCATACCATTTCATAAATACTGAATGATTTCAACGATGCTGGTAAAGATAGATTCATTATATAATGTAGATTTATATTTTTTTATCATATCGTTTACCAAAAATTGATTCTATATTCCTAAAATCCGAAACATCAACAAAACAAATATAGAACTTTATTATGAATTATAGAAAATTTTATGCTAAAAAACCAAAATCGGCTAAATCTGATAATCCAACATCGATTGTTTCATTCAATGAAGAATACAAAAATACTATCTGTAATTCTGCATATTTAGGAAAAAAAGGATATACTATACCAAAACAAGCATTGAAAGAAGATGACTTGGCATTCTTATACAAAGATTTGACAGTGAAACCGGTTGTATTTGGTCCCGGTGCGGCTGCACCAGAAACCGAATTTGCTGTGTATCGTGAAAATGCAAATAAAATATACATACCACGATTTTATGGAATACAACGTTATGGATTACCGGCAAAAACCGAGATTGAATGTGGTGATGATATTGATATTCCATTTGTGAAACCATTACGTGATTATCAGGAAGAAATTATAAAAATATATATGGATTATGTGAATAAGGATATTTGTAAAAATGTACATGGTAACGGTGGTGTATTGGAGGTTCCAACCGGTAAAGGAAAGACCGTAATGGGACTAAAAATCATATCCAATCTTAAAAAAAAGGCATTGATAATAGTTCATAAAGAATTCTTGATGAATCAATGGATAGAACGTATAGAAGAATTCTTACCGACGGCGCGGGTCGGAAAAATACAGGGGCCTACGTTTGATATAGACGAAAAAGACATTGTAATTGGTATGATACAAACCATTTATGATAAAGAATATCCAGTGGATGCATTTTCATCATTTGGAATAACATTGGTAGATGAAGTACATCGTATTGGTAGCGAACAATTTTCAAAAACCTTATTGAAAACAATTACGCCATATATGTTGGGTATATCCGCCACGGTAGATAGAAAAGACCAATTAACAAAGGTGTTGTTCATGTTTATTGGTGAAAAAATATATAGTCAAAAAACGAATATAGGGGATGAAGTAAGTGTACGCGCTATAAATTATATATCACGCGACTCCACATTCAATGAAGTAGAATATGATTTTCGCGGGAGTCCGAAATACAGTACCATGATTTCAAAATTGTGCGAGTTCGGACCACGGAGCGATTTTCTGGTTCGCGTTATTGGTGATTTAATCCAAGAAAATCCTCACAATCAAATCATGATATTATGTCATAATCGGTCATTATTGACCTATTTACGTGATGCAATTGAACATAAGAAAATTGCATCAGTAGGATATTATTTAGGGGGTATGAAACAACACGATTTGAAAGAAACCGAAGGAAAACAAATTGTATTAGCAACCTATGCAATGGCAGCCGAAGCTTTGGATATAAAAACATTATCCACGCTAGTCATGGTTACGCCTAAAACGGATATAACCCAATCAGTCGGTCGTATATTACGCGTAAAACATGAGAATCCGATTATAGTGGATATTGTAGATTCTCATGATTTGTTTCAAAATCAGTGGAAGCAGCGCCGTGTCTTTTATAAAAAGGCAAATTATCGTATTCGCCAAATCGATAGCAATAAATATACGAATATGAGTTTGGATTGGGATAACGATAAAACGTGGACGCATGTTTTTGAACCGAAAAAAATGAACGAAGAAACGCCTAAATGTTTAGAAGACGCCCCGATTCGTAAATGTTTGATTCAATTGGATAATTTAGAAAATTAGAATCCAAGCATAGGAAACATTTTCTTGCATGTTTTCTTGGATTTTCTGGATTTTTTAGCGGATTTTCTGGATTTCTTAGCGGATTTCTTGGATTTCTTGGATTTTTTTCCACCAATGGTCTTTGAACCATATTGATAAGAAGAACCACTTAATCCACTAACATATGGTTGTAATAAAACGCCGGCAGTTGAAGTTTCAACAGATACACCTCCCATTATATAGTATATTCATATAAAAAATATAAAAATATCATTATTGTATAGAATAAATGTCTAAAAAGCAAGATAGAAAAGGATATACTAAACGTCTATACGAACAACATTTGGAAAGGTTAAAAAATATGAAACCAACTGTCGATAATAGAGAACCGAAACATTTACCTTATTCCAAAAAATGGGAAAATGAGTATAATCGAAAAATAGATAAAATAAATGATTTTAATACAAAATTGGTATATCGCCTAATAAACAAAACATCATGTATTGACAATCAACTAGATAGACGTATGAAAGAAGTATTAGATTTCAAACGTCAAATGATCATAAATAAACGCAGGATGGAAATGGAAAAAATAGTGAGCGAAAACATAATATTGCTAAATAGATTGAAAAATATTGAACCAACGCTAAAAAATTGAATTTATTTTTCATTTCTATGCAAAAAATAAACAAATAAATGAACATGTCAAAAGTGAAACAAAAGTTACGCAATTCAATTGAAGCCTCTAAAATAGAAATATACACTAAAAAATCGGAAGAAATATATTATTTAATTTTAGAAAAACTTTGTACTAAAATTAAATCGGAAAAAGAAATAGATACAATTACTGTATACCACATGGAATCATTATACCGAGACAATACTTATGATAAATATGAATATATGTTTGCAAATGTAGAATAGAATTCTATTTGTAACTTTTCTTCAAGGTTTTTGGTCGTTTCCCATATTTACAATGTTGGCGTTGTGAAAATCCTTTCGGTTTTTTGCAGTTAATACTTCTTTTGTATTTTAACGACCATTTTTTTCTTCGCGTATTGTTTTTTGTTGTATTCATTCTATTATATATATTGAAAAATAAAATAAATACAACATTATTTGTAATAATATAAAAATAAATGGAGAACAATGAGAACAAAGAAAAAAACGCGGATTTATCTGCATTTAGAAAAATAATTCACAATATAAGAAATATGTTAGAATTGACAGAAAATGAAAAAGAGTTTATAAAATCCGCAAATGAAGGTGAAAAAATGGAAATTATATTAGAATATAATAGAGTATTACAACTTTTAGTGAGAAGCATGTATGAATGTATGTAATTTTATGAAAAATATTTTATTATATACAAATATTATATATATAATGAAAATAAATAATATAAGTCATATAGGTGATATACTTGCAATTCCGTTTTTTGCTTTGTTGTGTTTGTATTTTTACAGAATAGAGAACAAAACGCCAATGGAATATATATTGCTTTTATTTAGCATAGGAGGATTTGTATTAGATATATTATTCACTTATCTTTATTTTTTTCGTAACAAATCTATCAGTTGAAAATATTCGCCAATTTATTAATATGAACCACCATGGACCCATTTGGCATAACGCGTTTTGGAATCCATTTTTTGAATTTACTACTAAAAATACATTCGATTAATAATGTTTTATTAATATCTACATATCTATCTTCGGCAACATTTTCAAAATCATCATCATCGTCACTTTCTTCAATATAGTCCAAATTTTTATTTTCACGAATGTTTCGGAACAATCCATTCATGAAAATACTTGTTTTGTAATCAGGAATACATGCAACATTATAGTATACCAATGATTTGTTTTTACCAAATGCAAATAGATGATATATATCAAATTGTATGTCTGCAATTACGTGAAATGTGGTTGGATATTTATATTGAGGTTTCGAAAAATCGATCACGGGTTTACAAACAAATGGAGTTTGTTTTGTATCGATTTCTTTTTGGACATTAATGTTGGTATTTATTTTTCGCGTTAAAGAAATATTCAAATAAGGTGCAACCTGTGAAAGCATTCTATATTGCAAATGATGAATTGTATATCCAATTTCTCCACTGATTTTTTCAGGAATATTAATATTACATTCAAAATCGCCAGACTGATAATTATACCATAATGATGGTAGTGCAAATACTAAACCATTTTTGCATGTAAACTTTTGAACAATTTGATTTTTCATGAAATCGTGTAAATATCCTAGTTTTTCGCTAAATAAAAAGGAACCAATGGAAATTCCCTTGTATGAAAAAATATCTTCAATAACAAAGAATTTCTTTTCATCGGCAGGGTCAGCATTTTCCAAAATAGTTCCATATAAAACAGTCCCTAATGATAGACAAGGCTGAAATATCGTATTAATTCGTGTAATTTTACTCACTTTTTTATCGCGATTCAATTCCATTAAATAACACACATCCATATTTTTATAAAAGGTGAACCATGCGAAAAATTTCTTTCCCGCAGGTATCGCCAAAGTAATATTATAATTAAGGGAAACTTTCTTATGTGAAATTGTTTCATAGGAAAGTTCAAATTGTGGAAAACGTTTCATAAGATTTTGACATTGGATAGCATTGAGTTCCATTACACACTTTTATATGTATATGTAAAAATGTTTTTATATCTATTTAATAAAATAGTTTATACCCTCAAGCCAGCTTCTATTTTTGATGCTCGTGTTGCTTGACTTGTTGCATACCCATATGTTAATATTTTTGCTAAATTTTCATCTCTATCAAAGCGTAATTTTGACAGAATTTCTCTCATTCTTACATATTTGTCTTCACTATATTGAATAGATAAAACTGTCGCATCGGATTCTTTTTGAAATTCAATAATTCTTTCAATTTGAGTTGGTGGCATTTTTTTACCTTTAAGTTCTCGTTTAACTGTCTTTTTAGCGGTTTTTCTTGCTTTTCGACTACTCTTTGATTTGGTACTACTACTACTCTTTGACTTTGAACTGCTACCTGAGGGTATTCTTTGCATGTTATTCGTATATATTATAATACAGACATTTCTTGTTCTAAATAAGAATCAAGCTCATTTTGCATATTTTCGCTATTAAAACTAAACATGTTCTCATCCTCGTTGTTTTTTTTGTTGATCATTTCATCTAAAATAGTTTTATATTTCTCAGTTTGAGTTTTTACTAAATCTTTTGTTTTCTTGGTAGTGTAGGTATCTTTTAAATAATTGAATAAATAATGGATAAGAATAATTATAATAATGGATATAATGATATTTTGAAAAAGCCATAGCATTAGTTGTTTATGTTCTCAAATATCTATATGTTTTTAGATAGATTTGATATGAATAATAATTACGTAGAAACAAAAACATTTTTTGAAAATACTTAAATAGATATTCCTAAATATTTTAGACAAAGAATGCCGGCTATTATAATTATTGAAAAATTAGGTTCAATTAAACAAGTTAATTTCAAAAATTATGACGAAAATGAGTTATACAAGAAAGCGGGTTTCAAGTCAGCAGAAGGGTTCAAATGTCATACTTCATGGAGTATCGATATGGATTCTAAGAAATACACAATAAGCGTATATGGTAAGACTACTGGAAAAGCAAATCAAGAAAACAAATACGAATTTCCTCCACCGATTGACAATACATTGTTTTTTGGAAATTGTATCGTTGTAAAAAAAATGGAATCGCATCCAAATGAAGTAGTCGATTTATCTGAATCTGCTTGGAATGAAATATATGAAACATTGTATGGTGGTTTTGAAGATTTAGGTGATGAAGATTCGGAAGATGAACACGATGATGAAGATGATGATATTCCAACAACGAAAACTGGCTATGCAAAAGATGGGTTTGTAGTTGACGACGATGAAGACGACGATGAAGACGACGACGACGATGAAGATGATGACGAAGAAGAAATTATTGTAAAACCAAAATCGAAACGTGTAACTAAATCTAAAAAAAACAGTGCAATAAAAAGCGTATTTGATTTAAAACCAATCGAAAATGTGGTAATTGAAAATTATTTAGATTGTACAAGTGAATTGGTTGAAGAAGAATATGTATAATTATATTATATAGATGGTAAATACAAATCTGTATAATACTTTGTTCGGGAAGAATCAAAAAGGGGGAAATTTAGTATCTTTTGGAAAAAACAAGAATTTTTTCAAATTACTGGATGAAAAAAAAGGGTTTCTAATGATGGTATTTGCGAATTTGATAGTTCAATTGGGAATAACGTATTATGTCATGGAAAATTCAAAAAATGAAAAAGAAAAATTGGACATAAAAATGTGGATAGTTTTCGTCATAGGTTTATTTGCATTGATATTTATAATATCATTGGACTTGCCATTATGGTTGAAAACAATCATATTTACTATTTTTTCATCACTCATTGGATATATATTGTCATTTTTACGAAATAGAGTCGACCCTACAATCATCAAAACGGCTATATTTGGAACAATGGGTATTTTTGGTAGCATGTTCTCATTTGGATTAATTATGATTTTATGTGGAGTGGAACTTACCCAACGTTTTGGTGGATGGTTATTATTAATACTACTGTTATATATTATTGTGAAAATTGTAACCATGTTTATGGGTAATTATTCAAATTTCGTAAAAGGATTTCTCGTTTTCGGATTGGCTTTGTTCTCTGTATTCATTGTATATGATACAAACCAAATATTACAAAAAGATTATTACGGGGATTTTATAACAGCGTCAATGGATTATTATTTGGATATTATCAATATCTTTGTCAAATTAGTGAATTTTATGTCACTAGAAGAATAATTCCACCATAAAAATATATTTGTGATTACAAATGAAGTCATACAAAATACAATTAAAATATTTAGAAAAAATCAAGTCATATCATAATATATAATGATATGTCCAGTTTGTCTTGAAGAAAAAAAAGAACTCAAACATATGTGTAAAAAGCATAAATATTGCGAATGTTGTATAGAAATATCAAAATTGTATTTTCATAATTTTCACCAATGTTTTTTATGTGTTCAAGATAGGTGTTGGGTAAATGCATTATATAATAAAAAAAAATAATTTATTTTTGTAGATTTGTATATTTTGCATATTTTTATAATCTTGAATTCATACAAGGAAATTTAATAACACATCCAATCCGATTACATATGGGACATATGTTATAACTTCGATTTATAGAAGTCGCAATATCATAACATGATTCATGTAGTGATGTATTGCACCGAACACACATTAATAAATTTTTAACATCGACTATTTTATTACAAATTGCACAAATTTCATTCTCATAATTTGATTTCAAAAATGAACGATTTACCATTTTATTTCTTCTTATTGAAAAGAAGTAAAATACACAATAAATCAATTTTTTAGGTTTTGTTTTTATTTTGAATTTATACAATGAAATTTACCAACCGACCCAATACGATTACATGCAGGACATTTGGTATACGTTTTATTAAAACTCGTTGCAATATCATAACATGATTCATGTAATGATATATTACAACGAACACACATTAGTAAATTCTGAATATCAATGTTCTTATTGCAAATAGCACAAATATCATTTTGATGTTTTGATTCTAATGAAGTAGTGTTTCCCATTTTGTAATAGTGTTATTGAAAAAAAATATGAAATAGAGAATGAATCAATTTTTTACATTTTTGTTTTTACATTTTTGGCAAAATTTATGATTTCCAATGTTTTCCGCAATCTAAACAAGTAACAAATATAGTTGCAGGTTCATCCGCACTACGAGTTTGTAATTCATAATAAGTACATCGTTTTGACTTGCATTTTTTACAAGTGAACATATCAGTAGATGCTTCAATATTAGAAGTATATTTTGAAGTATCGCGTTTTATTTTACGCTCAATGAATACGCGCCAATGAGAAGGATTCATTTCTTGATGAGTCATAAATGCAATACTTTGAGGCGTAATTTCATTTTGCTTAATTTGCTTTAATAAATCTTCATTTTTTAAATTAGTATAAATCGAACGCAAACGGTCTAAGTATAATTGCGCAAACGCCGGATTTTCCCATTTTTTAACTATTTTCCGAATATTTGCTTCTTTGATAGTATAATTATAAACCCCTTTTTCAAGATTAATTGACATAGTATTGTCTTGAAGAATGGTTGCGAATTTTTTACGTATATTTTCGCGAAAAGTATCTGGATTCGCAATTTTACGATTTATTTCTGAGCTCATTTTTTATCGTATTGGTTGTATAATATTATACAAATTTATATTTAATTCAATTTTTTGTTTCTATAAAAATATAAAAATGTTGAACAAAGAATATAAAAAATATACATCATAGACATTTATATGGAATATATTAAAAATCTCTGTGATTTTAACTGTTTATGTTATAACAATCCTGTGAGATATAAGAATATGAAAGAACGATTTACAAAAGTTGGTTTAGATTTAAACATATTTGAAGGCGTAGAGATTACAGACCCTCGTATTGCAAATCAACCAATCGATGTAGGTAATAAACGTCTTTGGTCAATTACATACGGTCATATTGATATGTTGAAATTATTTCTAAAAACGGATAAAAAATATGGATTTTTTTGCGAAGATGATATTTATTTACACAAGGACTTTGCAAATCATTTACCAAATATTATACATGAATTTGAAAGTATGAATTTGGATTTTTTATTATTAGGACATATGACAAATTATGCGATTGAAGAGTGGATACAAGGTTATCAATTAAAAGGGCATTTTGAAAATCGCCCATATAAATATCATAATTATCCTGCAACCGAACACGGACATTGGGGAGCACATTTGTATATGGTAACCAGAAAACATGCCGAATTTTTAATAGAAAAATTTGGAAATGGATATGCGGACGAAACTTTAGTCAATTCTTCATTGCCTCATTTTAGTCCAGATTGGACAATTACCAAACAAGGGAATCGCGCATTGATGTATCCGATGATGGCAGTAGAAGATGCAATTGGAGACTATGGACACGGTGGTCAAACTGAATATCATAAAAGTAGTACACGTTTGAATTATGACCCTGATTTTTTTATATAAATATACGTAAAAATATACGTAAAAAAATATTGAATAATATATATTATGGCAAATAAATATTATTATAAAGGTACGGATATAAATTCAATAATTCAAACAGGGACTTCAACAATACCAACAAGTACATTTAATGGATTTCCGCCATATACAACATCAAGTACTAATGAAACGATAAAATCCTATTCAAAAATAAATGTGGATATAAGTTATTGTGAATCTACAACACCAATTACAAGTAAATACAATATAAATGGTTATGTATATAACGTAACTGCAACTACATCAGCAGCGGTAGAATCAAATATTCCAATACCAGCATGGGCAAATACTATGAAGTTTTTAATTAAATCCGCAACTGGTGCACAAGGAACCCCTGGACCAAATGGAAACTCTGGAACCCCCGGAGGAAATGGAACCCCTGGTGGCGAGAGTCATGCAAACAATTGTCCAATGGGGCAGGCAAAACGACCACGTGGTGGTGGTCCTGGTGGTGCTGGTGGTGCTGGTGGTGCTGGTGGTGCTGGTGGTGCTGGTGGTGCTGGTGGTGCTGGGGCATTTGTATTTACATCAAGTGAAATTCCTATAAATAGCAATAATTACACTTTAAAATGCAATATAGGAAACGCAAATGGGACTATTTTGAATATAGGTAATAGCACCAGATTCATTGTGTATTCAGGTCAAGCTGGAAATAATGGCATACAAGGGAATGCAGGAAATAATGGCCAACGAGGTGGTGATGGTGGAAATGGTGGAAATAGTTGTCAATCACCTGGTCAAGGAAACACAGGAGGAAATGGAGCTAATGGAAATAGTGGAAGCAAAGGAGCTGATGGAACCCCAGGAGCCGCTGCAAATGTAGTTATACCGCCAATTGTAGGTGGTACTGGAAATGCATACAATAGTAGCTCAAGTATAGATGTATATTTTTTCAAAACATAATAATATAATAAAAAAATATTTAAATATTATATTTGTTTTTATCTAAAATGACTGATTTTATTTATGAAATAAAAAATTCAATACCGGATGAATTGTGTGATGATATTATAAATATGTATGAATTAGAAGATAATAAATATGGAGGATTAGTATTTTCAGGATTAAGAAAAGATATAAAAGATACAACTGATTTAATAATGCCAAAAAATGAAAAAAAATGGGAAAAAGTGGAAAAAATATTATACAATACTTTAACAATTGGTTTTGCAGAATATATGAATCATATAAATAAATCAGAATATACATCAAAAAATACAACACATAATTTATTAGAAAGTAATAAACCGTACATAAATCACTTTATGATACAAAAATATGAAAAATGTAAAGGGAAATATGTTTATCACAATGATTTTTCCGCAGATTTTGAAAAAAAAGCTTATAGAGTTATTACATTTATATGGTATTTGAATAACGTTACAGAAGGGGGCGAAACTGAGTTTTGGGGAAATTATACAATAAAACCGGAAAAAGGAAAGTTAGTATTATTTCCAGCAACTTGGTGTTATCCACATCGAGGTAAAATGCCAATATCCAATGATAAATACATAATAACTAATTGGTTTTATATTGAAGAAACATGATTGTAAATATAATTTGATTTTTATATAAATATAAAAATAAATACATTAATCATTATATTAGATAAAAATGCTGAATGAATATAGAAGAAATAAACAAACATCATGTGGCCTTATTGTAATAGATAATTTTTATGAAAATCCAATGGAAGTTCGAAATTTTGCATTGAAACAAGAATACATAGAACAAAAATGTATTGAAGATTCATATTGTATAGGTAAACGAACACGACCATTTGCATGTCAAGAGCATAAAGAACGATTTCAAAAAATATTAGAACCGCTTGTTGGAAAAATAATAAATTTTCCATTCGATACTGAAAATGGTAAATTTCAATATTCAACATCAAATGAACATTCATGGGTTCATCACGATAAGAATGGAACGAATTATGCTGGTATAATATATTTAACACCAGATGCACCAGTCGAATCAGGTACAGCATTTTATCAATATATTGATGGTACAATGAATGCTGATGAAAGTACTTTAATGAAAAGTGACTATATTAAATACGATAAAGATATGACAAAATGGAAATTGGTAGATAAAGTAGGTAACGTCTTTAATCGCCTTGTACTATTTGATTCTTCAAGATATCATACAGGGGTTGATTTTTTTGGTTCAGATATATATAATTCTAGACTATATCAACTTTTCTTTTTTTCAATAGAATAATAATTTCATTTTTATATAAATATAAAAAATAAATACATGAATCATTATATTAAAAATGCTGAATGAATATAGAAATAACAAACCAACGGCATGTAGTATTATTGTAATAGATAATTTTTATGAAAATCCAATGGAAGTTCGAGATTTTGCATTGAAACAAGAATATACAGAAGAACCATATTATCCAGGAAAACGCAGTAAATCATACGCATGCCAAGAACATAAAGAACGATTTCAAAAAATATTAGAACCTTTTGTTGGAAAAATAAAAAATTTTCCATTTGACACTGATAATGGAAAATTTCAATATTCAACATCAAACGACCATTCATGGGTTCATTATGATAATATAAATATGGAATATGCAGCTATAATATATTTAACACCAGATGCACCAGTTGAATCTGGTACAGCATTTTATCAATTTATGGATGGAACAATGAATGCACATGAATGTAAATTGATGAAAAGTGATTTTGGGAAATATTCCAAAGATATGACAAAGTGGAAATTAGTAGATAAAGTAGGAAATGTATTCAATCGGCTTGTAATATTTGATTCTTCCAGATACCATACAGCAGTTGATTATTTTGGTTCAGATATATACAATGGTCGATTATACCAGGTATTTTTTTTTTCAACAGAGTAATAATAATATGTAATTAACTATATATATTATTATACATGATAGTGGTAATACGAGAAAGTGGATGTATTGAATGGACAAAAAGATTTGAAAATATAATAATATTTAATAAAGGTGAACCATTATCTAACGAATATAATTGTATTGATATACCAAATATAGGAGATGAATACCATACTATTTTTACATACATATATGATAATTATGAAAATTTAGAAGATTATATAATATTTATAACAGTAGATGAAGATGGATATCGTAAAATATGCAGTAACATGTTAGATAAAATAGAATATTATTTAACTAATAATTCAAATATAAACTTTGAATTTATCACAAGCTACAAAGAATATCTACATACTTCAAAAATAATAAATGAATCTGAAATTGAAAATCTAGCAATAAATGTACAACATGCTTATGCTAAAATATGTTCAGAATTATTTGGATGGGCCGAATATACATATATTTACAAAACAGAAGGGTCCTCATTTATTGTATCTAAAAGAATTATATTAGCAAGGAGTAAAGATTTTTATTTAAAAATAATTAACAAATTAAAAGATTGCGAATTTGGAAATGTGCATCATTATGTAATTGATGTTATTATTCAAAAAATATTTACGGATCGTTATAGCAATTTTAAAATTGCATATGAATACAATGGAGATGTTGAAGAACCGATTGTTGAAGAACCGATTGTTGAAGAACCGATTGTTGAAGAACCGATTGTTGAAGAACCGATTGTTGATACAAATCCTGAATGCATGGAATGTATGTCTATTGTAAAAAGTATTCCAAATTGTAGAAGTCATTTTTGCAGCCAAGAATGTTATAACAAAATACACGCCACTATAAATTAATCATATAATTCAATATAAAAAATAATAAAATAACCGGCGTGATTAATATGTTTTATAATATTTGACTTACTATCTGATATATGCATTAACATATTGCCTTGATTTGCTACGATTATATCGTCGTCTTTATTAATATCTTTACCAGAACCTACAAGTAAATCTGTATTGTTCAAGAATATATATGATGTAATACTTGTGGATGAGTTATAAAAATTGAAATTGTTTGAAACGTCGCAATATTTTGCTATAAATATTTCTTTGAAATTTAATTTTTTTTCCTTTAAAAATAAAAATTTATCGTTTATACTCTTACAATATAAGTCAAATACATTATTAACAATATAATTCAATGTTTTTGGCAATTTATCAATATTAATAATTGATATTTTTTCATCATTCATTGCAATTGTATCCCATTGATTTTTTTTATAAATATAATCATTTAATTCTTGTATTATCATATCACAAATAGTAGTATGTAAAAAATTTTCAACTATATGTCTATTTAAGTTTAAAGAATTGTTTAATTTAATTAAATTGGATACATTGAATACACTATTTTGTACATCATCTTTATTTACATTTGGGGTTTCTTTCAAATCGTGATATTCAATATTTTTATCTAATTCAAGAAAATTTTCATTATTGAATACTTGTGTGTCAAATTTCATTGAAGTCACTACATTAGGTTTACTATTAGATAGTGATGGTTTCATATTTTTATATAAAATAATTGTATTATTATTATATAAATCTTCTTGATTAAATATATTTTTAAATTTTTTAAAAA